CGCGACCGAGCAGATCAGAGGCACTGGCCATCACGCGGGCAAAGTCAGACTGGACGTTGGCACCGAGGTGGGCCGCGATCAGGTCGAAAATATCACCGCCACCCCCCGTGGCCCGATCGGTCCACAAACCGGCCTTCTCGCCATCGAGCACCACCTCCAGGCTGTCGCCGGGGCTGCCCATCACATCACCCACCAGAAAGTTGCCGCGACGCTTCTTTCCAGCCGGGAACATCGTGCTTAGGACAGACTCCAGGCGACCCAGCAAGGCGGTCCGGATTTCGTCGCGCTCGGCCTCCCTGCCATGCGGGGATGCATCCGGCGAGCCAGGGAGTTCGTTGAAATCAAGCATGTGGCACCCCCGAATCCGGCTGACCGCAATCCGGCTCGCCACCGGGATCACTGCAGGGGTCATGCGCTTTGACCGCTTGGTTGCTGGCAGCCCAGGTGTGCAATTCAGACATTCGGTAGCGAACCAGACCGCCAATCAGGTAATGCGGGATGCGGTACTTCGCTCGCATGGCCGGGTCGCTAAACCAATAAAGCGGCAACCGCAGTGCGACGCTGGACAGCTTGGCGTCGATCATCAATTCGGGCCCGGTGTCTGCAGGGGTCTGGGGTGATGGGTTTTCATGGTTCATTTCTTGGTACTCCAGCAACGCTCTGCCCATGAGCAGAACTTGCATTCAAAGTGGGTGGGATCAGTGAAAGAGCGCGGCAACAACTCACCGGCCTCGGTGGCACGAATCACAAGTGCGCCCCGGTCCGACATGCGCTGCGCCAGCGCCGCATCAAAGGGCACCAGCTCCGCGTAGATTTCCATCGTGTCGGCGTTGACCGCCGTGAACAGCGCCGGATGCTGGTGCAAGGTCAGATAGGTTTGGTACAGCGCCAGCTGGGCGGCGTAGATGGGTTTGGAGACTGCCAGCTTGTTCTTTTGCAGATCGCGCCAGGACTTGCTGTTGAGGCATTTGTTTTCCCACAGCGCCGGGTAGGAAAAGCCTTCAGGGCCACCGATGAGCACGCCGTCGACATGCCCCTTGAGCCGTCCCTTGGCCGTTGAGAAACCAAACTGGTGACCGTTGGCATCCTCAGTCTTGAGAATGAAGCCCGCCAATCGCAGCCAGCGAATCACCATATCCTCCGTGCGGTGACCACGCTCAAAGATACGCAAAATGCGACCGGAGAACTCCTTGCCAGTGTCCACCGGAGCCTTGGCGTACTCAAACTGCAGTTGGCGCTCGCACGCCGCCCCCAGTCTGGACGCGCCAAGATAGGTGCGCGGGGTTTGCGCCTGGTTCTCGGCCTGCAGCGCAGGATCGATCAGGGACTCGATGCGCTCCGACAGGCTGGCAGAAGCATTGAAATCAAGCATCAGCTCACCTCCCATGGCAGGTCGTTTTCCATATCGGCAAACGGGTTCTCGACCAGGGGCACATTGGGTCGCATCGGGTCTTCCTCCATTGGCTTACCCGTCGTGCGTACGCTTGGGAATTTCAGGCGTTCGTGCTGGGCTGCCATCTCGGCCACAAAGGCCGTGACGATGGCCTCGATCACTGACAGGGCCTGCTCTTGCGAATAGGCCCCCAGGGGTACATCAAATCCAATGGTGCTTGCAGCGTCACCAAAGGATTTGAGACAGACGCGCATGGCTGCGCGCTCCAGGGGTGTTGCATCAAGCACGGCATCCTCCGGTGATAAATCCTTGTCCAACGCACGCGACCAGGAGCCGTAGAGCGAGTGAAAGGCGTTCTGGCAGCGACTGGAACAAAACACCCAGTCGATGGGATAGCGCCTGCGGTCGCCGATGGGGAATCGGTTGTCGCTGTGACCGCTGCCCCTGGCTTGTCGCGTGCAGACCCAACATTTCATGGCGGTCTTTCATCACTGCGCCCAGGAAGGCTTGCCAGTCACGGCTGCTGGTGCCGACACCTGTGCAGTTGCGGGCGAATAGGCGGGCGCATAAGTCGGTGCTGCGGGCGCCGCAATGCGAGGTGCCGCCTGCGCTGACGTGCCTGACTGGCCACCGCCAGAGGCCTTATGCAGTGAGGCCGACCACTGGCCATAGTCCTTGTGATCGGGCTCGACCACCGTCTTGATCACGTTGCGGTCGTCGCCACGATTGTCTTTCTCCACGTCCACGTGCACCACAAACTCGATGCCATCCAGGTCGGAGAAACCGTTGATGCGCCGGGCTGCCGCTGCTTGCGCCGAGTTGTCCTGGGGCAGCACATTGCGGGCGCTGTTGAGCGCGGCGCGGATGAAGGTGCGCCCCATCTGTCCCCAGGTCGGCCCTTTCTGCGAGAACAGGCCAACGTTTGACCACATCTTGCGTTTGGCAAAGGGGCCCGCCGTGACAATGAATTCACCAGCCAGGTACACCGCGCCGGTCTCGAACGACTGGGTGGCGTAACCGCCAGTCCAGCCCTGGGAGTGATCGTCATGGCCGCCAGGCTTGATGGTCATGCGAACCGGTACCACGGTGCCTTTGGGGATCAGATCGAAGCCCGATTGCTGTGACTCAGCGTCGTTGAAATCGGCCCAGTTGGCAGGGTCGGAAGCGTAGTTTGCGTTCATGTTTTTTCCAATAAAACAGGTTTTGAGGTGCGTTGGGCCCACCTGCTGGCAAAACTGCCGCAGGTTGAACCCGGTGGGGGTGGCTAAAGTTGTGGTTTGGCCTGCCCGGTCATGGCGCGGCGGTGGTGGCTGTGGTTGCTGTGGTGGGGGTCTGGCCCAGGCACTTGGCGATCAGTCGGCCCAGGTGGGGATCCTCGATCGCATCCAGCCGACCACTACGGTCTTTGCTTGGGTAGCCAAAAGCGTTGTCGGCCTGGGTCACGAGCCCCCGGTACGGCGTGCCGTCATCGGTTTTAAGAATGGCCAGGGTCAGGACCAGGTCCAAGATGCCGGGAAGCTCAATGGCGGTCTTACTGCCTTCTAGCTGCAGTTGATAAAACCGACGATTGAAGTCGTCGGTCTTTTCCTCCAGGATGGCCACAAAGACGACATGCTTGTCACGCACATGCTGCAGGTGAGTGAGTGCAGTGATCATTTCCTGACCCAAGAGTCCGTACGCACCCCGGTTGTCAGGCTTGCCAGTTTTTTCACTGAAGGCCTGTGGCTGGTTTTTGCACCAGGCAAAGCACAGGCGTGACAGCACGGTCAGTGAATCAACGAAGTAGCACTCGTACTTGGCCAGCTGCTCCGGATCTCCATACTTGGTGCAGACGTGATCAAAGTGCGCCTGTGAGAAGGCCTGGTCGGCGTTGGCGGTGGGCATGGGCCCAGCCAGGAACACCACGAGGTCGCGGAATTCCTGCCAGGTACGTGGCCTTACTGTGTCGCCACTCCAGTCCTTGACCGACAAGTCACCGGCCTCTAGGTCAACGAACAGTGTGGACTGAGCAGGCAGGGTTTTGATCTGCGAGGTTTTGCCCACGCCGGGAAAGCCGACCAGGCAGATTTTGGCGCTGTGGCGCTCTTTGAGCCGCTCTTCGGCGGAGATGATGGGCAGTCCCATTACGCCACCTCACGCATCTGCTCGGCCACCGTCGGATTGACGTGATTAACACGCTGCGCCCGGTCCATGTTCACGCGCAAAGCTTGGTTTTCAAATTCAAACGGGATTAAGTTCGACATGATCAAACTCCTTCTTCATGATTGAGTGACAGGCGGAAAGTGGCTTTACCAGCCTTGACAGTGCGGGCCGCAGAAAACTGCTCCCGCAGCGCCGGTGGCCAGTTGGTGTAGCGGGACTCTGAAACGGAGAAATCAATGTCCATGTAGTCCTGCACACGGTCACCGGCGGCGGTGATGCGGTTGGCGATTTCGGCGAGCTTCTTCTGATCCCAACTGACCCGTTTGGGCAATTCCAGGGTGATTTCCAGATGCCCATCAGCAATATGGGAAGTGCCGAAGTCACGGCCGGATTCAAGCAGCGCGGCTCTGGCCTTGTCGCCATAGCACTGCTCCAAAGCAGTATCGAACTTGGTGCGGGCCTGTTTGAGCCAGGTGCTGGCTTGCGTCAGATTGACGTCGACTTCACACTTTTGGGCGTGGGTCAGATTTGCGAGCTGTGACACCGACATCTCTGCCAGTTGCTCCGGAAAAACGGTGAGAGTTTGTTCTGCCATGATGGTTCTCCTACTGGTAAGCTTTGGAGAACGTCGAGAAGCGCGAGACTTTGCGCTCATAGGCTTCGACTTCATTGATCAGGTACGTGACCCGGGCACCCATCTTGCAAAAGATCGGACCGAGCTGGGTTTGACGCCACCTGCGTAGCGTCTTGACGGAGAGCCCCCAGCGGGTGGCGAGCTCGTTCTCGTCGAGGGCGATGCGCGTGGCACCGTATGGGTGGGAT